ATGACCACCTCCATCAAGCTCACACAGAGCGCCGTCAAGGGGCTCCCCTTCGTCCAAGCCGACGACAAGAAGCGCCAGCACCTGTACTTCGACACGGAGCTGAAGGGCTTCGGCGTCTGCGTGGGCGCGAAGGCCAAGACCTTCTTTGTGCAACGCGACCTCCAAGGCAAGACCGTCCGCACCTCCATCGGGCGGTATGGGGTCTATACCGTCGATCAGGCCCGGGAGGAGGCCCGCGAACTCCTGATGAAAATGGGCAAGGGGATCAACCCGAACAAGGAGGAGAAGCCCGCCGCCTCCGTCACCTTCGGGGACGCCCTCGACCTGCACCTGAAGTCGAACAAGAAGCGATCCGAACGGACCCTGAAGGACTACCGCTATTTGTCCGACCAGTACCTGAGCGACTGGCTCAAGAAGCCGCTGACGGAGATCACCCGGAAGGACTGCCGCGAGCGTCACCACAAGATCGGGGAGAAGAACGGCCCCTATGTCGCCAACAGCGTGTTCCGGGTGTTCCGGGCCGCATACAACCACGCGCTGAAGATTCATGACGAGTTGGGCGTGAATCCGACCATCGCCGTGGACTGGTTCCCGGAGGAGCGCCGCAAGGCGGCGATCCCGAGTGCGGACCTGACGGCTTGGTACAAGGAAGTCACGGCGATGACCAACCCGATCCGCCGGGACTACCTCCGCTTTGTCCTGTTCACCGGCCTGCGCCGCGAAAGCGCCGCCGTTGTCCGCTGGGAGCATATCGACTGGGAGAAGAAGGCCCTGCTGATCCCGCGGCCCAAGGGCGGTGAAACGCGGGCCTTCCTGCTGCCCCTGTCTGACTTCCTCATCGACTTGCTCAAGGAGCGGCAGAAGTGCGAGCAGGCCAAGACCTTCTTCCCGGGCTCGCCGTGGGTGTTCCCGGCTGAGAGCAAGAGCGGCCACATTGCGGAGCCGAAGGAGAAGCTGGGCGTGAAATTCACCGTTCATGGCCTGCGCAACACGTTCATCACGGTCGCGGAGTCGCTGGACATATCACCCTACGCCATCAAGATGTTGGTGAATCACAGCCTCCCCGACAAGCAGGACGTGACCGCGGGCTACATCAGCCCCGAACTCGACCGCCTCCGGGCTCCAATGCAGGAAATTTCCGACCGCCTCCGCCTCCTGTGCGAAGGCGAGAAGAAAACCCAAAAGGGTCAAGCAGTTAGCCGGAATGCGAAGCCGAAGAAGTAAAGGAAAAAGTATATAGATCAATGACTTAGTAAGACTTTTCGCTTTACGGACACACGCGGAAGTCTTATAGTCTCGCCATATCCCGAAAGCCCGCCAGCGGGCTCCCCGGGACGTATCAGAAATGGAGAACGAACGAGCCAGGTGGCTCGACCTTCGCCAGTTCTGATGCGAGTCATCCGAGGGGAAGCGTTCGAGCTGTGTTTATCGGCTCCGCGCTTCCCCTTCTTGTTTCTGGTGGGCGGCGCGGACGTTCTTGGGGACCGCCCGCAATGAGGAAACCTACAAAACCCCTCGCCAAGTACCTCCGCCCGACTCAGGCGGCGGAACTCATCTGCAAAAGCTATCCGTCCTTCTACCGGATTGCCAAGTCTGATCCGACCTTCCCGCGCCCATACAAGCTATCCGGGCGCACGTCCGTCTATGACATTGACGAGCTGATCGCATGGCGCGATGCCCAACCGGACGCCCGGGGCGTCCGTCAGAAGTCGCTCCTCAACCTCGCCCAGCGTTGCGCGGACTTCTCCTTGGGCGAGAACGCCGCCCATCCCTTCGTGCGGGGCTACCTGCTGGCAGGGGGGACGCTGCGGGAGCTGGCGTTGGAAACCGACCTCCCGGAGGACGGCTTGGCCGTCCTTACGGAGCCCGGCGGCAACCGCGAGCTGGACGAAGACAGCCTGAAGGCGATCTATGTTCAGGCCGTCTCGCAAGTGCTGCGCCGGGAGAAGGCGCTGCGCCGCCGCGTGGAGGAAAACCCCGCCGCGACCGATGACCCGGACTTCTCCAAGGCCCTGTTCGACCTGGACGAGGCGCACCGCCTGACGTTCGGGCGGACGCTGATGGAGTACCTGTTGAGGGAGGGCCGCGAAGATGGAACCGCGTGATGTCCTCGATACCCAGCAGGCCGCCGACTACCTCCAAGTGTCGCGCCAGCTCCTCGAACTCCTCCGGGTGAAGGGCGGCGGGCCGCGCTACGCCAAGTTGGGCCGTCTGGTCCGCTACCGCCGGGCCTCGCTGGACGAGTGGCTGGCCTCGAAAGAGCAAAGCCACACGGCGGAGGGCGTCTGATGGAACAGCTCAAACACGACACCGCCGCCGCCATCGACTTCCTGCGCCGCCTGTCGCCGGAACACGGCTGGAGCCTCACGGCAATCGAGCCGGACGGCGGAGCCGAGACGCGGACCTTCAAGCCCAGCGAGGCGGACGCCGCCGCCGCGTGGATCGAAGGCCATCAGGGCAAGCGGGGAATCTACTACCACATCAACCTCGTGCGCTCCCGCCTCACCAAGAAAGCGAGCAAGGAGCAAATCGCCGGTTTCCGCGCCTTCCATATTGATGTTGATCCGCGGGCCGGGGAAGAACTCGCCAGCGAGCAGGAGCGCATCTACAAGCTGCTGACGACCCCGCGGGACGGCGTGCCGTCGCCTTCGCTGATCGTTTCGAGCGGTGGTGGGTATCAGGCGGTGTGGCTGCTGAGCGAACCGCTGATGATTCCGCAGTGGAAGGGCGAAGGCAACGAACCGCCGGAGCTGCTGTTGGGCGAGGCGATCAACCGGGGCCTACAGAACGCCTACAGCAAGGACGAAGCCCGCGCGGACAATACCCAAGACTGCACGCGCCTCCTACGCCTCCCGGGCACTATCAACGTGCCCAACAAGAAGAAGGCGGCGAAGGGCCGCGGGCCTGCCCTGTCCTCGCTGGTTCCGGGGGCGGACTTCTCCCGCCGCTACGCCGCGGAGGACTTCGACAAGCTGAAGGCATACGCCGACCAGCCCAAGGAGGCCGCGCCGCTGGCGACCGCCGGACAGGTCGCGCCGCGCTCGAAGCAGCCCCCCCGCGGACAAGTGGAAGATCGCTGACGCCGCGATCCCGCCGACCGTGGGCACGGCGGAGCTGACCGCATGGGCCGATGCGAACGGAAAGACGATTGACGACTGGGCGCTGGCGCTGGTGACGACCGGGGACACCTCGAAGTATGACGGCGACCGCAGCGACATGGTGTTTGCCGTTACCTGCCACCTCGCCCGGGTGGGCGCGCCCAAGGAGCTGGTCGCCGGGCTGTTGCTCGACTCGAACAACGCCGCCTTCTACGAGCACGTCAGCGCGCAGAAGGGGAACAAGCGCCGGTACGTTGAGCGCCAAGTCAATCGCGCCTTTGCCGAAGTGGCGAAGGGGGACGGGACCGCCGGGACGCTGCCGGGCGGCGAGGTCCTGACGTGGGATCGGATGAACCAGAACGGCGAACCGCTGCCGAGCTACTGGAACACCCGGACCGCGCTGATGCTGATGGGCGTGGAATGCCGCTATGACAAGTTCCGGGATCGGCACCTCATCGGCTCGCACGAGCTGGACGAGTACGCGGGCGACTTCTCCGACCACGCGGAGCGCATCTTGCGTGACGCGATCATCCGCCGCTTCGGCTTCGACCCGGGCGAGGTGAATCCACGCAACGCGGTCTTGTCGCTCTGCACGGAAAACCGCTTTGACTCGCTGCTCGACCACCTCCACGCGCTGCCCCCGTGGGATGGAACGCCGCGCCTCGATACCTGGCTGGTGGATTACCTCGGAGCGGAGGACAACGCCTACACCCGGGAGGCGGGGGCCGCTTGGCTGACCGCGGCCATCGTGCGGGCCTTCGAGCCCGGGGCGAAGTTCGACCAGATGCTGGTCCTTGAGGGCGCGACCGGCTTGGGCAAATCGACCGCCCTGCGCGTCCTCGCCACCGGCACCTTGGACCTGACCTGCGCTGACCGCTTCTCTGATGCCTCCTTCCTCGGGGCGCGTGATGCGCGCGAGGTCTTGGAGGTCACGGCGGGCGTCTGGATTCTCGAATGCGCGGAGCTGGACGGCATGAGCCGGAAGGAGGTGGAAACCCTCAAGGCCGCGATCACCCGCCAAGAGGACAAAGGACGCCTCGCCTACGCCCGCACCGCCGTTACCGTCCCCCGCCGGTTTGTATTGGCAGGCACGACCAACGAGGACCGCTATCTACACGACCCGACTGGCAACCGCCGCTTCTGGCCCGTCCGGGTGGCCCGCGGAAACCTCGAAGGGCTCGCCGCCGTGCGCGATCAACTGGTGGCGGAGGCGCTGGCCCGCTACCGCTCCGACTCGCACCGCCTACTCCTGAGCCCGGAGGCGGAGGCGCTGGCGAAGCAGGAGCAGGACCGCCGCCGGGTTGTGGATGAGGGCTTCATGGAGTCGCTGCACGACCTGAGCGCCTGCCTCCAGCGCGGAACGGGGCAATGGGCGGGCCGGTGGATCGTGACGAATGACGCCGTGTATGGACACCTCGGACTGACCCGCGACAAGCGGGTGGGGAAGGTCCCCCGGATGGTCAAGACCGCGATGCAGGCGCTGGGCTGGGCGAAGGTCCCGCAGACCGTGAAGGTGGATGGGAAGCCCTGCAACATCTTCGTCTGGGAGGGCGAAGGCGAACCGGGCAAGCCCGAAAGCGAGGACGCGACCGCGGGAGGCGACGGCCCCCGCCCGCCGTTCTGATGGCAAGGGGGCCACCGCCGGGCCTCCCCCGCCGAAACGGCCCGGCCCTTCCTGAACGATTGGAGACTGACAATGAACCCGACCTACAAAGACACCGTGACCGCCCTCGATGAGCTGGGGGTGTGGTGCGCCGCCTTCTATGACGAGGACAAGGGCCACCAACTCCCCTTCTACATGGACCTTGGCGACGGCTGCGAGACGGCCACCGAAGATGTTGAGCTGGCCGCCGCCCTGCTACGCAACCGCCTTGCGCGGACGGGCCGGGGCGATCCGGGGAAACAGAACTTGGTGGAAGCCCTCGAAGCGATGCGGGCGGAGGTATGGGCGCGGAACTTCAAGCCGTCGCCGGGACGGCTGGACGCGGGGGACCGCATCCGGGAGGTGCCGCCGCTCCCCCTGAGCTGAGCGGCGAAGGGCGAGACGTGGAGACGGCGGGCATGTCCCGCCGTTTTCCGTTCTTCCGGTCCACCGGGCCGGACGGCTGAGGTAATGGCACCGGGGACGGAGGTGCCGCACCCCTGCTGGGCTGGACCCTGCCGGGGAGTCCATCCGTTGATGGGCCGGGGCCGTCCGATGAGGCGCGAAGGCCGGACGGCTGAGGTAACAGGGTAAGGGGTAACACTATGGGTTCGTTTCGCCTCCTACGGGCCGGAGGAGGAAGCGGAGGAGGAAGCGCCCAGAGGGGCGCGGTGCCGCCGCTCCCCTTCCTCCGTTCTTCCGTTCCGGCCTTCCGAAGTCTTTAACTCTTACTGTTACCTCTTACCTGTTACCGGAAGCAGAAGAACAGAAGGAGCCGGAGGAAGCGCCCTGCTTGGGCTTGCTGGCACCCCCGCACTGCCGCCCTGCTTGTTGAACATACAAGTCGGAAAACGTCCGCGGAATCGACCGCCCTTGGGCCAGCGGCTCCACAGAATCCACCCCTCCACTTTTCGCAAGTCGGCAAAGGTTCCTTTTCCGACCGCTTCCAGCTATAGTTTCGGGGCGCAAAGCAAAAAGCGTGCCAACTTGAAAAGGAGCCGACCATGAACCGCCAGACCCTTACTGAACAAGACCTCGCCACGATGACCGGCCCGGAGCTGGTCGCCCTTCACAACGACTGCGCCGCCTCCTTGGGCAGCGAGCCGGTCAAGCGTTTCGGCACGAAGGCGGACGCGATCCGCCGGACCTGGGCGAAGGTACAGGCATGGAAGGAAAAGCAGCAGGAGGCAGCAGCGCGGCCAGCAGCGAAGCAGGCGAAGGCGAAGGGCGAGCCGAAGCCCCGCGCCCGCCGTGGAACCGACCTCAAGCCGACCGGCGAGCCCGTCAAGCCCTGCCTGATCGGCTCCAAGCAGGCGGTTCTTGTTGATGAGCTGTCGCGCCCGGACGGCGTGACGATGGCCCAGCTCATCGCCGCCCTGTCCGCCGGGGGCAAGCCGTGGCAGGAACAGACGGTGCGCTCCGGCTTCGGCTGGGACCTGAAGCGCAAGGGCTACGGGGTCCGCTCCACCATCGGCCCGGACGGCGCGGAGCGGTTCCGCCTCGTGGTCCCGGACGGTCAGGCGATCCCGGCGCACGTCGCCCGCGGCTCCTCGAAGGCGGAGGGCTGACCCATGGCCCGCGTTGCCCTGTACGCCCGCGTATCAACCAACAAAGACCAGACGGTGGATAACCAACTGCTGGCCCTCCGTGATTGGGCCGCGGGCCGGGGTCATACCGTGGTGGCGGAGTTCATCGACCAAGGCATCAGCGGGGCGAAGGGCCGCGACAAGCGCCCGGGGCTGGACGACATGCTCAAGGCCGCGGTGCTCGGGAAGCTGGACATGGTAGCCGTCACCGCCCTCGACCGTCTGGGCCGCTCGCTCCCTCACCTCATCACCACGGTCGGAGAACTCGAAGCTCTCAAGGTCGGGCTGTTCGTGCGGGACCTCGCGCTGGACACCTCCACGCCCGCGGGTCAGCTCATGTTCAACGTCATGGGCTCGCTGGCGCAGTTCGAGCGCGCCCTGATCCGGGAGCGGACGATGTTGGGACTTGAGCGCGCGAAGAAGCAAGGCAAGACCTTGGGCCGTCCGAAGGTATCGCCCGGGAAGGAGCAGCGGATTGCCGCCCTCCTGAAGGCCGGGACGCCCATCAATCGAATCATGCGGCTCGCCGGGGTGGCGAAGTCCGTTGTCTATCGCATCAAGAAGGAGGCCGAAGAATGCCCGCCAACAACCAACTGACCAAGAACCCGACCGGGGGCGCGCTGGCGCTGCCCGACCTCGAACCGCGACACCTCGAACTCGTGCGGATGCTCGCCGCGGAGGGGAACCGTGAGCACACGATCCGCCGCGCCCTTGGGCTATCCCCCAGCCAGTGGAAGCGCCTGAAGGAGGCGGACGGCGAGGACGGGGACCTGAGCCCGCTACAGCTCGCCCTTGAGGAGGGCCGGGCGGACGGAGCCGGGGAGATTGTCGCCTTCATGAAAGACAAGATGAAGAACGAAGGGGATTTCAAGGCCGCTGAATGGCTCGCCTCCAACATCTTCCAAATCAACAAGGGCGACGGGAACACCGACCAGCCCCGGGTCCAGATTTTCATCAATGCAGCCCTCAGCCCCGAGGAGTACAGCCGTGTCATCAACATCAACGACCGCGACGCATAGCCGTGCCGCCCGGCGGTCCGCCGTCCTCGCCTTGGCCGTCCTGCTGCCCCTCGCCACGCAGGCGGCACCGGAGGAGCCCCGCCCATACTCCGCCTTGGATACGGTCCGCCGGGCGCAGGTCGGCACGTTTTCGCCGCGCCTCGCGCCGCCCGTCCGGGTCGCACCGGCGGAGCCCCTGAGCAGGAGGCCGGAGCCGTCCCGGTTCGAGCGCATGGACTGCCGCCCGGACCCCAGCCGCCCGCTGGAAAGGGCCATCGTTTGCACCCCGGCGGGGACTTTACTTTTCACTGCAAGCCATTGATCTACAACTTCTTTTTCTAGACGGCCAGTGTATAGCGCCATTATCCTTACGGTCAGTGTGGTCATTGTTGCGACCGCACGTTGATAGTGGGATGTGCCCCGCTGGTTACGTGACTTGGGCCATCCGGTTGTGACAACTGAGAGGAGCCCGACATGGCAACCATCGACTTTTCCACCGTTCCCTCCGGCGTGACGCTGAACGAGGAACGCGCGCAGCAACTCAGCGACCGCGCCACCGAGACGGCCACCGCCTTCTCGCGCAAGATCGAGAAGCTGCAAAACACCGTCACCGAAGCCCGGGACAACTACGCCCGCGAGGCTGACGAACTCATCGCCTCCGCCTCCCCGGAGGACCGCGCCACCGCTCGCGCCTTCGCCAAGAAGAATGCCGCGAACAAGGCCGCGAACATCCACCGCCAGCTCATCGCCAGTTCCGAAGCGGACCGCGCCGCGATGCTCAAGGGCCTCCAGACCATCGCAGCGGAAGCCGCCGCCATCCAAGCCGTGTACACCTCGCCCGCGACGATGCTGGGCCGTGTCGCCTTGGGCGATCCGAAGCGCACCCAATACCAGCTCCAGCTCGAAGGGGCCGGGCCGGTTGAAATGGAAACCGCCGCCCGGACCGCGATCATGACCGCGGACCTCGTGCTGGGCGCTGCCATCGCCACCGTGATCGACCGCCGCCCGAAGGATCGCCGCCCGTTCGCCGTGCAGGCTTTCGCGGATCGGATGCTGGGCGAGGTTTGGAAGCGCATGACGGCGAAGCTCGAAGGCGTCCAGCTCGCCTACAAGTCCGCCGTCGCCGCTGACCGCGAGTTTGTCCGCGGCAAGGCGGACGGGATCACGAACCTGTCGCTGGCCTTGTCCCGTCAGGCGATTGCCGAAGCCGACGATGAAAGCGAGGCCTGAGCATGAGCCTCCAAAACATGACCCATGACGACCTGAAGAAGCTCATCGCGGAGGCCGTCCGGGAAACCCTCGTGCAGATGGGGGCCGACCCATCGAACCCGATTGAGATGCAGCGGGACTTCCAGCACCTCCGCCAATGGCGGAGGGCCGGGGAGGACCTGCGCAGCAAGGGGATGCTTACCTTGTTGAGCATCTTCATCACCGGCTCCGTGGCCCTGTTCCTTGTGGGCCTGCGGGACTACTTCGGCAAGTGACCGGCGGCGATGAACGCGAAGGCGAAGTCCTCCCGCCTCCCCGCCCGTCCGCGGGCCGGGGCCAATGCCCGGTTCTTCCGTGACGATGACCCGCGCGTGAAGGTCCGCCGCTGCCTGATGTGTGGCGGCGACTTCTGGAGCGCGCACGCTGGAAACCGAATGTGTGCGGCCTGTATCGAGAAGGCCCGCGAACTTTGAACAACTGAAGGAGTTTTGAATCATGGCAACTTTCCTGCTCTACCGTACCCGCCCCGAGGACCGGAACCCCAGCGGCCTTCAGGCCGTCATCGTGACCGCGGCTGACGAGGCGACCGCCCGCGCCGTCGCCAACGCCCAAGCCCCGAACGGCTCCACCGAGGTTCCCGCCTCTTGGACCGCCCGGGACGTGAGCACGCTGCCCGCGGATACCGCCGTCTGGATCGAAGGCGACGTGGTCAGCCTCTTGGGCATGACCCGCGGCGGCGACCCGATCTAACAACAACCGAGTTCAGCCCCGGGCCGGAAGCCGTCCAACCTCACGCACTCAGCCTCGCCCCTCACGAGGCGCGGGGCGGCGGAAGGCTCCGGGGCTGTCCCCTGTTCAACTCCTCCCGCGCCCGGTGTCTTGGGCGGTGTGCGGGCTCCGCCGATGACGTGGGGCCGGGTGCGGGAAGGGGTTGGCGTATGGAGGGAGGCAACATGACCCAAACAATCCGCCCGACCCCGTTCCAAGCTCAGGTCCTGATGGTCCCGGAGGACCATTTCTTGTTCCTTGGCGGTGGCCGCGGGGGCGGCAAGAGTTTCGGCCTACAACTCCTGATCCTGCGACACGTCCAGCAGTACAAGAACCGCGCCCGGGTCCTCGTGACGCGCCGCCGCTTGAAGTCGCTGCTCCAGTTCGCGGAGGAGTTGCGGGCGTTGCTACGGTCCGCCTTCGGGCCGGGCGTCCAATTCAACATGAATGATTCGATCTTCCGCCTGCCCAACGGCGGGACGATCCAGCTCACGCACTGCGAGTCCTCCAGCTCCATCAGCGACGTAGCCCAGGGCATGAACTTCTCGCTCATCGCCGTGGATGAGGCGGGCGAAGGCCCGGGGATGGAAGTGATTGACCAGCTCGGGCTATCGCTGCGCGCCCCGGGCGTCCCCCTGCGCATGATCCTTGCCGGGAACCCGGGCGGGGCGAATCACTCCGCCCTCGCGGAGCGGTACGTCACGGGCCGGGAGCCCTTCGTGCCGTTCGAGTTCGGGGGGAACTCTTGGGTGTATTGCCCCAGCGTCCTTGACGACAACCCGCACCTCCCGGACGCCTACCGCCGGAACTTCGAGGTGCTGCGCCATACGGACCCGGCGCTGTACAAGGCGATGAGGACGGGCGACTGGTCCGCGATCACGGGGGACTTCTTCGCCGGGACGTGGCGGGCCGATCAAATGGTCATCGACCATCACGACCTACCGCCGCACCTGTTCGCCTCGCTGAAGCTCGGGATTGACTGGGGCTCCGCCGCCCCGATGGTCGCCATGTTGGGCGGACAGCTCGCCTATGACGTGCGCCTGCCTGATGATCGGGTACTGCCCAAGGGGGCTTGGGTCCTGTACGACGAACACGCGGAGTTCGACCCCCGGAACCTGAGCCGCGGGACGGGCCGGACCCCGGGCCAGATCGCGCCTGCCCTTCACGCCGTCTGCGCCCGGAACGGAATCCGCGCCCGGGGCGTGATCGATTCCGCCGCGGAAGCCCGGACGGCGGGCCGGATGGAGGCGAGTATCAGCGACCTGTTCCGGGAAGCCGGGGTCAGGGTGACGCCCGCCCGGAAGGGGCCGCGGGTGCCTCGCTTCGAGGCCCTGAAGTCCTTGATGGTGCAGGGCGAGTTCTTTGTCACCTCGCGCTGCCGGTTCTGGTTGCAGACCGTCCCGGCGCTGCCCCGCGATCCGCGGAACCCGGAGGACGTTGACACGCGGGCGGTCGATCACGCCCTTGATGCTACGTCCTACCTCATCGCCGGGGCCTCCTCTGGGCATGTAGCCGTGGGCGACTTCTCGCCGCCGCGCCGCCTGCCCGATACCGGGGACCGGGTGATGTACGTCTGACGTCAGACCCGCTCGATGCTCACGACCTTGAGGAAGCCGCCGCCGGTACGGACGCGGTGGCCGACCGTCAGCACTCCGATTCGCAGCGGGGTGGCTCGCCGGTACTCTGGCGGGTAGTCGCGGGTGCGCTCCCAGCCCGCGGCGGGGGCGTCCCGGGGCGGGAAGTTTTCGATCTCAATCACTTCGTCATCCCTGTAGTCGATGACGGTGCTGTCCTCGAAAGTCACGCGCAACATACATTCCTCCCGCGGGGGCTGGCGGTCGCCCCATAGCAAAACGGCCACCCCGGGGGATGGCCGCTTGCCGTAGATGGTGCCGCTTATCTGACTCGAACAGATGACCTACCGCTTACGAAGCGGTTGCTCTACCAACTGAGCTAAAGCGGCGAAACCTTACTATAACCTTCTTAGTTGCCCTGCGTCACTCTGTAAAGCCACTATTCGCTGGGGTTTCCGGGGGTCGCCCCGCTACTTACGAATCGGCGCGCGCACGCCTTGCCATGATTTGGAATCAGATGGTCCGGGGCCGCTTACAACAAGGGAAATACACGACTTAATGGCTCTACAGGGGCAGAAACGACGTGACTGAACACAGCACGTCGTGGCGCAAAACCGTGTTCGCGCCGTGGCCCCGTCACCTGGAGGCAGCACATGAAGTCGAAGATTACCCAGGCCCTCGTAGAGAGGGCTTCCGTCCCCGATAAGGGTAAGTCCACCCTGTACGCCGACACCGAGATGCGCGGGTTCTACCTGATCGTCACTCCGACGAAGCGCAGCTTCTACGTCCAGTCCCTCGTCAACGGCAAACAGGTCCGCACGAAGCTCGGCGACCATCCGGCGCTCGATGCCAAGCAGGCCCGCGACCTCGCCCGCTCCGTCCTCGTCGGCATGCGCGGCGGCACCAATCCCAACGAGGAGCGGCGCAAGGCCAGGGCGCGGGGGATCACCCTGCGGCAGGCGCTGGAACTGCACCTCGCCGCCAAGCCGCTGTCCGCCCGCACGAAGGACGACTACCGCTACAACTGCGAGCAGTACCTCGCCGACTGGCTCGACCGGACGCTCGACGAGCTCGGCTCGGACCGTTCGGCTGTGCGCGAACGCCACCGCAAGATCACCGAGAAGCACGGCGCCCCGTCGGCGGACAACGTCTTCCGCATCTTCCGCGCCGTCTACAACCGCGGCCTGCGGGAGCATCCCGACCTGCCGCCGAACCCCTGCGCGAACGTGGACTACCACGGACTCCGGCGCCGTAAGGTCGATGTGGGCGGCGAGCGGCTGCGCGAGTGGGGCGAGGCGGTGCTCAAGCTGCATCCCGTCCGGCGTGACCTGCACCTGTTCATGATCCTGACGGGCATGCGGCGCACGTCCGCCTGCGAGGCCCGCATCGCCGACCTGAGCCTCGACGACCTGCGGCTGCACGTCCCGAAGCCCAAGGGCGGATCGGCCCGCGCCTTCGACCTCCCGCTGTCGGGGCCGCTCGCCGACCTGCTCGGCCACCGCCTGCGCGAGGCGCCCCGCCTCCAGCGCAAGACGCAGTGGCTGTTCCCCGCCGACAGCGAGAGCGGACACGTGGCCGAAGTGGCGCAGCACGAGCTGGACGGGCTCACGGGGCACGCCCTGCGGCACACCTACGCCACGCTTGCATTGCAGGCGGGCGTGCCCATCGCAGAGCTGAAGTTCCTGCTGAACCACGCGGCGGGCAACGTGACGATGGGCTACTTGAACCCCACGCTCAATCACCTGCGCGGCTACCAGGACAAGGCCAGCGCCTATGTGCTCGAAGCGTTGGGACTGGAATGGACGGCGGGCGAGTGGCCGCCACGCCTTGCAATCACTCAGCAGGAGGCCGCGTCAATCAACGAATTGGAGGTCGTGTAGCGTCCCCGCGTCGATGCAAATGTTGATGTTTTTTCTGCGCTAGCGGATTCAGACTTCTCTCCATCGCGATGTGCCGGGGGACGCCCCGGCGTCCATCAACCTATCAAGGAGAAAAGTATGAACACCCCCAGCGCCAACACCATCACCGAAGCCATCCGCAATCACATCGTCACCGTCGGCAGTGAACTCGAGTTCACCACCGGCATCCGTGCCGTGGCCGCCGAGCGGTTCATGGAGTCCTGCGACATCTCTGACCCGGACATGCTGTTCGACGTCTGCGAGGGACTGATCGGCACGACCAACTTGTACGAGTCCTACGACGATCCGCGCAACACCGAGCCCGGAGAGCTCGTACTCGGTCAAGGCTTGCCGCTCCGCTCGCTGGAAGCCTACATTGCCCTGAGCGAGCACTTCGGCCCGGAGTGGTTGACGCGGGCGATGGAGTTCTATGCCGAGCACCACGCGACCCTCAAGCTCGGCAAGGACGCAAAGACCAACGCCCGCAAGCTGGTCAACCGCGCCCGCTGCTGCTTCGACCTCGATAGCGCATGGCACGGCAAGGTGGCGTCCGACGGCCTCGGTCGCTACCAACGGTTCGAGCGGATCGCCAACATGAACGCCTACCTCGCGTCGGCTGCCTGATCCTCTATCGGGGCGCCACGGCGCCCAAGGGCATGAAACGAAAGGGCCACCGCGACGGTGGCCCTTTTCTATGCACGGCAGGAAAACACCCATCAATCATCAGCGGCAGGTTCGACCACTCGCACGGTCTTCATCGCCTCGGCGGACTGCTCGGCGTCCATGTCTGCGGGGTGAGCCTTCTGACGGGGTGGAACCTCGATGCCCTTCTTGCGCATGTCGTTGGCGTACCAGCGGACCGACTTGTCGGTCGCCTGCGCGCCGTCTACCTGCGCGTTCACCATCGCGGCGATGAGCGCGTGCGGGTAGCCCGCAGGGTCCATCAGGAACTGTCGGGCGAGCGCGCCGATGCCCTTGCCGCGCGGGGCCTTCACAGTCTCCGGTTGAGCGTCCGGGCTCTCGATGGCCTCGGCCTGCGGCTGTGTGCTCGGCACGGCCGCCTCGGGCGTCTGCGGTCGCCCGAACGAGGCGAGGTCGATGTTCTTATCGGCCGCGATCGCCTCGATCCGCGCGACCAACTTGCCTCGGGTTGCGAAGGTCTTCGGGCCAGCCTGCTTGTCGGCGATCCGGTTGTGCAGGGCCAGCAGGTCCTTCATGTTCATTTCTTCCAGCGTCATGGTGTGCTCCTGGTGTTGGGTACGTAGGAGCTATTAGGTCGCGTTCGTGGGGTTTCGGGAGCCGGGGCCCCCTCGAAAACTTGCCCTCTAACTGCCAGTCGGCACACCGGAATTCATAAGGCCTTGAAAAGCAAAGGGGCGACCCATCACGGATCGCCCCTTGGACACGGCGCGGACAGCGGTTAGTGCAGCAACGCCATGTGGGCCAGGTGGAACGGCAGCGCTTCAGCCTCGCGCTGGGTCTGCCGGTCGAGATAGAGGTCGAGGGAGCGGCTGTAGGGGATGCCCGCCATCGCGGCGGCGGCATCGAAGCGCTCCGAGCCGAAGGGAACGCCCACGCGTTCCGCCGTATCGGCAAGGGTTTCAAGCAGACTGCGTTCGGTTTCGAGGGCGCTGAACATCGCGCGCAACGCCAAGGCCACCGGGTGGTCTGCCGGATAGACGGGGAGCTTATGCGTCGCCATCGCCGTCACCAATCAGGGCGTGGTCAATCTCCTGCTCGCGCATGGCGAGGGAAACGGTGTTGAGCGGGTTGGAGCGGCCCGACTGCCAGGTGCGGACGGCGACCAGGATGCCCTGGAGGCGTGCATCGCCCAGCTTGATGTACTCGCGGACCTTCTCGTAGTCCTCCAGCTTCATTGCGACCGCGAGCTCGGCAGGGCCGACCGGGCGGTCCTTGCTGGGCATCTTGTCGAGCAGTGACAGAACGGCGGAGGCCAGGGTGATGTTCTTGGTGCCCACGGCGACCTGAGCCATGTGTCCGAGTTCAGCAGGACCCGCGTGCTGGAGCTGCTGGAGGTACTCGGTGCGGCGCTGGTCGCCAAGGGCTGCACGTGCGAGGACCTTGGCGGGGCTGTCGTAGAAGGGGCGCTGCGCGACGAGCTGGGCGTGGGGCGCGCCCGCCTGCTTGAGCAGGCCGTCGAGTTCGGCGCGGCTGTTGTCCTTGATCTGCCCGATGGCGGACAGGGTCTCGGTCTGCGTGAAGCGCGCCACGTCGGCGCCGGAGAAGCCGGAAGAGTTCTTCCAGCGGGAAGCAATCTCGGCCTTCTTGGCGGCCACGTCCTTGTTCAGGCGCTCGATGGCTTTGATGACGCGGGTGTGGAGGGCATCCAGGCTGGACGCCAGTTCGCCGATCTGCTGGGTGTTCAGCAGGGGCGTATCGGTGAGGGTGATCTTCATGCTGCGGCTCCTGGGAGGTTGGGGTTCCTCCGGCCGCATGTGCGATCACCCCAAGCCATTCGGGAAGGCCGCACGCCAATGCGCGGCCGGAATGCTCTCAATGTGTCGTGGCGCGCTGGTCGGCGATACCAACGTTTGTCAGGCCGTGTTCCGTCGGAGCGCTACTGCGCCGACTGGCAAGTGGATCAAGGGCTTGGACAGCTTGACCGACTGATACCCAATCAGGGGGTCTCGTCTTCGAGGTCGGATAGGCGCCCGATGGGGACACCCCCACCGCCTCCGCACTCGAAGCAGATGCGGATGCCGACGACGTCCTCGGAGAAGTGGGGGCGGTCGCAGCGGAGACAGCGGAGCCAGCCGACGCGGCGCACGACGCGGGGCGGGTCGAAGTTGGGATCGAGGACGGGCGCGCGGTGGGACAGGTCGCCGTCGAAGGGCCAGCGCTCGGGCTCGGCCAGGGCGCGGCCGACGAGGTGGTCACCTGTCGGCTTGCGCACGGCGGGCAGGCGCCGGTGGTCGGGGAACGAGTCGGAGCCGACCCGGTACTCCATCGCGTGCTGGCTCACGCCGTGGGCGCGGGCTGCCGCGCTGATGCTCGCGTACGCGACGCCCGCCACCTCGACGGGCTGGCCGCTCACCGCGTGCCCCCGCTCTCCCCGCGGGCCTCCCAGTCGCGCCGCTCCTGGAACTCGCGCGAGATGCCCGCCCAGGTCTCCTGGTCTAGGCGCGGCACGGGACCTATGCACGTCATCTCCGAGCACGCGGCGAGCGCGTCGCGGCCGCCCAGGGCCTTGACTGCGTGCGGCGCCGTCTCCTCGAACCTGTCGAGCGCGCCCTCGATCAGCTCCGCGTGCTCCAGGGCCTCGACCACCGTCAGTTTCTTAGCTTCCGCCATCTTCGCGCTCCTTGTTCGCCTCGTACTTCGCCAGCAGCGCCGTCAGCGCCTTGCGGTCCTCGCTCGGCATGGCCAGGAGCGCCGCGGCGTCCAGGCCGCTGCTCTCCTCGACCCTGACGCGCAGCCTGTCGGCCATCTGGTCGCCGTAGCGGAACTTGAGCAGCACCTCCAGCAGGCGGTCGCTATGCTTGCGGACCGTCAGGGGCCGCTGCTCGCCCGTCGTCGGGTCGGTGACGGTGGAGAGCTGCCCGCCGTGGATGACGGGCTCCTCGTAGCCGAGCGCGCCGCGCCGGTACGCCTCGTCCAGCAGGGCGTCGAGCGCGACCTCGACCGCCTTCTCCCATCGGGCGCGGAACTCTGGGTCGTTGGCCTTGTGGTAGAAGGCAGTCGCCCTGCTGACGCCCGCCGCTGCGGCCGCCTGCTTCGGCGAGCAGGTGTCCTCCAGGACCTGGAAGAACACCTCGCGCCGTTCGGGCGTGAAGGTGTTGGGGGCGGAATGCACGGCGGGGCTCCTCAAAATTGGCTTACGGTGTGATCGTGTCGTGTTCACCACGCGCGAGGAGCCAGCGTTATTTCAAGCGGATCAAGGGCTTGGGTTTGACGGGCGCGCTGCCTGCCGATTGGAGGGTGATTCGGTTGGGGTTTCGCCTCGCGCGCGAGGGACAGGGAGGACGAGGTTTGGCGCCGAATCGCCCCGCGTCGCCCGAGTCCGCCGCCACTCCCGCCATGCTCGGCCAGGGCCTGACCATGCCGACGCTGAAAATCGCAGGGACAGCAGACAGTCTGTGTCTGTGCAGTTGTCCGTGCGCGATAAGGCTTTGTTTTTCTTACCTTTTCACAATCTACTTATTCTTCACAGACAATAAATAAGATCATGTAAGAAACGGCCGCTGAAAATTAAATGCTAAATGGCCTCGACTATTTAGCATTTAGGTATTTAGTTCCGGGCCGTTTCCCGGGTGAACACGATTCTCGGCTAAGTGTGCGTTCGTATGTGCGTTCGGCGATAAGCACATGATCCGTAAAGAAAAAACGGCCGACCCGCTGTCACATTCGGTCGACCGATGTCTGAGTCCGAGCGCCGTGGCCGTGCTCGCCCTCAGTCGCGGCGCAGATTCTTCGCCCAGATGGCGCGGGCATCTTCGAGCTGAGGCAGCACCCACCGCCAGACGCGGCGCCCGTCGCCGAGCGAGACCTGCCGCTTCGTGATGCCCGCCTTGCGCATGACCTTCATCGCAAGCCCCTTCTTGTCGGTGGGACGCGCGCCGAGCATCTTGGCGTGGGCCGCGTAATCGGCGTGGAGCTCGTCCTTGTCCACCTCGATAGGGCCGTCGTTCCAGGCTTCTTCCGCGAGGTAGTTCGGCAGCTTGCCGGTGTCGAGCAGGCCGTCCCACCAGGATTCCTCGGGGCTCTGGCTGCGCTCGATCTGCTCGGCCAGGGCCTCGGTCTGCGGCACGCTGTCGCGAGGGTGCCAGTCGCGGATGTCCCGCGTCAGCATGTCGTGCAGCAGGCCGGCGAGCCCGCCCTCGTCGAGCTGGCGGTTCAGCGTGAGGAAGAACTCCCGGTCGCCGCGCCGCCGATCGCTGACGTTGAACACCGCGAACCTGCGCTCCCCATCCATGCCAGCGGGGACAACCCAGTCGCTGTTGGACGCCATGACGATGTGGACGTGGTTCTTGCCCATGACCGCGTCGCGCCCCTTGCCCTCGTAGGTGAGGGTGGGCTCGGTGACGAGCTGCTTGAGCACGGCCTCGCCCGCCTTGTCGCCTGCCCAGAACGCCTCGTCGGCGAACAGGCACACGCAGTTCTGAAGGTGCGAGTTGAAGCGGCCGACGAGGTGGCCCGGCGAGCTGATGTGCAGCCCGCTCGCGCCCGCGAGCTTGGCGAGCGCGCGGCCGAGCGTTCCCTTGCCCGTGCCCTTGGCGCCGCGGAAGGCGATCGCCACCTCGGCGACCTCGCCGGGGTGCTGGAACATGAAGGCCATCCAGTTGAGCACGTACTCGAACGAGGCGGCATCGCCGTCGGTCAGCACGTCGCGGATGAGCTCGCGCAGCAGCGACCAGTCGCCCGGCCTCGGCTCGACGGACCAGCCGCGCCACAGGTTGAGCCAGCCCTCGTGCTGCCGCGCCGGGTCGAAGATGATGCCCTTGTAGGTGCGGCGGTCCGGGCTCCTGAGCCAGAGGTCCGCCCGCGTCACGAGCTTGCCGTCCCGCTCGACGAAGCTGTTCTCGTATGCCGAGCGGAAGTCGCTCTTGGACATGCGCTGGTAGCGGACGCGGCCGTCGAAGATCGGGTCGTTCTCCTCGGTCACCACCTGGAAGCCGTTGTCCAGCACGACGTAGTGCCGGGCGTTCATCTCCTCGATGACGGCGGCGACGCCCTCGGCCTTCGGCTCGGCGCGCAGGACAGCGTCGTCCACGCCCTGGCCGAGTTCGGCGGGGTCCTCGTAGGCGTCGAAGTCGTCCTCCGGCCGGGTGCGCGCGACCTCGCCGCCGACCGCCTGCACGACCTTGTGCAGGAACTTGACGGTGACGGGGCGGCCGCGGCGACCGCCCGACGGGTTCGCGTGCAGCGAGTCCCACCGGTGTCCGATGATCCGGCCGTGGTCCACGTACTCGGGGTCCTGCGTGGACCAGTCGATGAACTCCTGCCGCCCCTCGCCGGCCGTGGCGTGGTGGCAGGCCATCATCAGGGTCAGCCACTCGTCGTGGTCCCGGAAGTCCTCGGGGTCGAGCTGCTCCAGGGTCTCGGCCAGCATCTCGGGCGAGAGCTCGCCGAAGCCCGCGGCCTCGCCGTGCGCGCGGGTCGGGCGGCGGATCAGGCGAAGCACCGCCTCAGGCAGCGGCGGCGCGTCCTCGGGCACGGGTGCGAAGTCATCCCAGCGGTACTTGCTGCCGTTCGGGTGGACCGAGCCCGGAGCGACGACCTGCCGCCCGATGCTCTTGAACTCGATGCCGGGGTACTCCGCGAGGCTGTCGAGGACCTGCACTTCGGCGGGCTTGCGGAACCAGTAGTGGTGCCCGCCGGAGCCCGTGATCGTGTGGGGTGCGCTGTCCAGGTCCAGGCCCGTGTCCCCGACGAGGTCGGCCAGCGGTTCGCTGTTTTCGGGGAAGTTGCGCGGGTCCACGTCGAGCACCAGCCAGTCGGACGGCAGGCGCACGCCGACGTTGATGCCTTCGCGGGCGGCGAGCTCCAGGACTTCCCGACTGTCGTAGTCGCGGGCCTGCCAGGCACCGTGCAGCGGCGTCTTGCCGCGCGGGCGGCCCCGGGCGTCCTTCGCGTCCCAGCGGTGCAGCGGGATCAGCGTCAGCCCGGCGCGGATCACGCCCTCAGCGTCGATCGATGGCGTCCTGCGGGAGGTGGCGGCGGCATGATTGACTTGCTGTTCATGCTTGCGCCCGCACTCCTCGGGCATCTCCTTGCGCCCACGGTCTTGTCCGCCGTGGGCGTTTTCTTTTGCGGACAT